ATATTCCTCTCAAAAAGGATATCAGTGAAGCACATGCTGGGCCGAATAGAGCATTTGATTTAATTAGCGATGCTTTGGCATGGCCTGTTTCAGGGTTAGGTTTTGCTAGTGATATTCCTACCGTTGCAAACTTAGGCTGGAACTTTAAGGAATTGGCAAATGCTAATTCAGCAATTTTCGGAGCTGATACAACCGGTGACCAAACTGTTAACACAATGGAAGCTTTATACAGTGGAGAATTTAAATTTAATAACTACTATCTAACAATGCTGAAACATGCAGGAGAAGATAATGGAGTAGTTATTAAATATGGGCGTAATATGCAATCTCTTACTAGGGATGAAACAACTAGTGGAACTTATAACGCAATTATGCCTTATGTTACTTATTCTCCAGAAGAATTACCACAACCTGATGGTGAGCCTTTTGATGGTCAAGCAACAGTTCAATATTTAGCTAATGGTTCTATCAGTCTGTTCAATACACCCTATAAAGGCCACTCTCCACTTGGATCTATAAAAAATGGTGAGTACCTTAAGTTTATTGCAAAGACAAATAAGCAAACTGTTAATAATGATACTTGGTATAAAACGGATACTGGCGGTTGGGTTGATGAACATCTAGTTACTTTTGATAAATCAGGCAACTATATCGTTAATAAGATTAGCGCACAAGGCACTTTGCAAGTATCTAGCGATATTACAGGTATTATTGTAAAAAGTGATGGTGTCGGAACTATTTCTTATGCAGGCCCTGGTCGAGTTCCACTTTATACTTCGCCATTTGGTGGTCATAAAAGCGGACAATACCTATCTAATGGTCAAAGCTATAAGATTTATTGGAAGGCAAAAGATATAAATGGAACCGTTTGGTATAACTTAGGTAATCGAGATACGCAATGGGTTTCAGCTGATTCATTTGTTCTTTCTAAAACTGGTAACTATGCTACAGAAAAGGCTTACGGACGTTTGCAGATTAATGGAAATGTCAATGTTATGTCAGGTCCTGGTGGAACTGGCTCATCTATTACTTGGAGTGGTAGAGGACAATATCCCATTTATGATGTGTCAACTGATTCTGGAGGAACTAAGTGGTATCACATTGGTCAACAAAATGGTCATGAACTTTGGGTTAAATCAGGTGATAATGTTAGCTTTAAAGAACCTGGAACAGTTGAATATAATGAGGAAGATGCTTTAAAAGCAAATATTCGAGAGACTGGGCAGGTACCTATTTATCATGATCCTAATGGCTTAGAACCAACGGGACATTACTACAAGTTAGGGAGTCAATTAAAAATAACGGCACAGTCTACCAGTCAAGGTAAGACTTACTATGAAGTAGGCACTAACCAATGGATTACTGCTGATTTCTTTAGTTTTGCTGGAGCAACTGATGTTGCTCCTGGAACAGATGATTCAGATGCTCAACCAGAAGTTCCGGAAGAAACTTTGGAACTAGATTCTACTGTTTTAGTATCTAAGTTTGCTCGCGTAACAAATGCGCCATTAAGAGTACAAGCAGTAGATTTATCTTCCTATGGGATTGGTAATGATAAAGATAAATTATTAGCCGTAGCAGAAGCTTATATGAAGGAGTACAGAATAGGTTATCCAACTATTTCTCTTACTGTGTCTTATGAACAGATGCAAGGAGAGTATCAAAAGCTAACCACTGTTAACCTATATGATTATGTAAGTATTTTGTTTGATGAAGTTAATATTTTCGAAAAAGCACAATGCACTTCCATAACTTGGGATCCTGTTAGAGAGATTGCTACCAGTATTACAATAGGCCAGTTGCCTATTAGTTATGACCATGCTTTAAACAATTTTGTCACTAATATGGTTACCAAAAATACAACGACTGCTACTAAAAGAGCGACTCACTTGTTTGGCGAATTAAAGCAAGTAATGGAAGAAAAGGACCAAGATCAAAAGGCTGGGCTACTTAAATTAACTAGGCAACTTGGTATTGATGACCAAGCTTGGCGAGACAGCTATGACCGCTTACAGAGTATGATTACTTCCATAAATACTACCGTGCAAGATGTCCACAACTGGATTACCGGTGGTGGTGGCGGTGAAATTACTGCTTATCCTAATTGGCAGAAACCAACTGAACTAAGGGCCTTGAGTAATGGAGGGGGTTATCTCCGATTTAATGCTGAAGGCTTGGAATACGTTGGACGCGATGGAGTTGCTAGAAGTGCTATAGACAGTCAAGGTCGGCTAATTGCTGAAAGAATTACTGGTGGTACGATCACAGGTGTTAAGCTTGAAGGTATCACAGTAGATGGGGATTCTTACATTCGTTCAATTGGTGGCGATGGAAAAGTTGCAGTTATGTCGGGCGACCATGGCTTTTCTTGCACAGCACCTGGCAAAGAAAAAGTTGCTCTTGATTGGGATCAAAATTGGGGAGTATTGAGAATTGGAAATCAATATTTATATGCTTCCGACATTGCTTGGATTCGTCAACAACGAGGTGGCAGAATTCATTAAGTTGTGAGGTGAAAAAATGAATAATGATGCTGTTTTAACAAAAGCTCTAAACGAAATTGCGCGTTTAGAGCTTTTAAATTTCAGAAAAGATGTTGTGATTGAACAGTTACAGAATGAAATCAGAATGCGAGATCAGTTGAAAGGAGGCGGACAAAATGTTACAAGCTCTGAATTTAAGCACGAACAAACAAACAACCAATCTAAGTCGAGTGGAGGTAAGAGATAGTGATAAAGGTGAAATACTAGAATCGTTTATTCTCAATCCTGACGGAACACCATACGATTTAACAAATAAATCTCTCGTCTTTAATGAAAATAAAGATGGTAATAAGTTTGTTTCAGATGATAACGTCAAAATCGTGGATGAAAGAATAGGGCATATTACTTATCAGTTACACGATCAAGTTCATTCTGCAAGAGGTACGGCTTGGTTTGACATTATTGATAAATCTAATGGGTCGAAGATTGATTCAACTACTGACTTCTACATTGAAGTTAGAGACAGCTTAAAGTGTACGGTTTACAATACGACTTACATTGCAGACCTTGAAAAGTTAAAGCAACAGATGGAAACTTTGCTTAAACAAGCTGATGGTGAACTTCAGGCTGAATTGCAAAAAGCGGAACAGCAACTTGATCAAGAGTTGCAGAACTTCCGTAATCAATACAATTCTTTAAGTGCTGATTTTCAAAATCAATTTAAGGCTGCACAAAATGCTCGTCAGCAAGACTACACAAATCAAAAGAATGCTATTAACCAGGACTGGACGAATAACAAGAACCAGATATGGGGTCAGTGGAACGGTGATAAAGCTAACATTGATAAACAAGCCCAAGACACTATCCAAGCAATCAAAGACAATGCGAAGCAAGTGCTTGATAAAGACCAAGCTGATTGGAATGCAAAACAGCACTCTTGGGATGATACTTTTAGTCGAATTGTTAAAGAATGGCAGGTTAAAACTAACAGTTTAAATAATACTGTTAAGGATTTAACAACTAAATTTGGCAATATTATCAATGAGTTAACCGACTTGATGAATAAGAAGTTGCCAGATATGAATGCTAAAACCGATGCAGTTCAAGCCAAGGTAAACGAACTAAGAGCAAGTCTAGGCCAAATAGATTGGACTAGTTTTGCTAAAGATTTAGAACTAAAAAAATGGATATTTAATTCTGAGCCAGGTTGGGTCCAGCTTAAATCTAATATGACTCAGTGGGTGAATAGTAACGAAATGATCGCTGCTGCTAGAATATCTTATGATGATGTTAGTCGAATGAATATCTATGACTATACTGGTGTTGTTGGTATTGAAAGATCAATGCTAGAAGTTAGCGACTTGACACCTAATACCTTGTATAGATTGTTCTTTGAATGGGAAAATTCAAAGCAATTAACTAAGATAGCTGATAATGATTATAAGTTTAGAGTGTCAGTTTATGATAAAAATAATACTGATAATATTTTGGCTTATCAAGATTTGCCAGTTGATCCAGTCAATAAAGAATTGTTTTGCCTTAATTTTGATACTAATAATGTCACTGACGTGTTCATTGAACTAAACACTGGCGGATTAAATGATGGCATCCACTTTACTTGGAAGATTGGTAATTGGCTTTTAAAACCCGTTCAAGAGCATGTACCAATAGTAGCCATAAAAAATAATACCGATCTAAATGATATTAAAGCTCCCGGTCTTTATCATTGTTATGGTACTTCTAATATAACGAATGTTCCTGGTGGCGAGGATAATTGGTTTAATATGGTTGTCAATAGTGATAACTGGAATGGATCACAAGCCTTTTACGCAACTAATAGCAATCAACTTTATATTAGAACTTGGACTAATAGTGGCTTTAAGCAATGGCGCAGAGTTATTAATGATGTCGACTATAATAACTTATTAACTTCAAAAGCTGATAAGGCTAATACCTATACAAGAAATGAAATTGAAAGTAGATTATCAGGAAAAGCCAATACAAGTGATGTAAATGCTCGCCTGCCTTTTTCTGGTGGAAATATGACCAAAGGTAGCTGGATCACTTGGAGTGGCAGCGGTGCTAATTCTGAAAAAGATGGTCATCTTGGTGGCATTCAGTGGACTGGTGCGTCAGACTACATCAAAGTTTTTGGCTATAATAACGGAGCTGATAACTTAGATTTAGCTATCCAACTAGGTGATGATAATTCAAACCATGTTTCTTTCAGACGAGCTAATGGTGACGAAGTAGCAGCAATTTATCTAGATGGGCGCTATACAGGAACAATTGACTGGAATCATGTTAATGGACGCCCAGATATCAATAATGCCAATCCTTTGGTTAAGGTAATTAACAGTTTTGACGTTGCTAATGTGAAAGAAGGACCTCATCAGACTTGGCCTGTAAAACAGCCTTGGCTGGTGGATCAGATGGCATTACACCCATTTGCAGACGCAATCAATGCGTTGAATCTTAATTTACGTACTTTAAGAATAGAATTAATGAATTTGAAACGGCGTGTTGACTATAACTCTCCGCAAGGTGAATTTAACAACACAACCGTCAATATTAATGACTTGAGGAGTACTGGTATTTATCGTTTGGCAAATTGTTATATTCAAAATGGACCATATAAAACTAATAATACTCACTGGATTTATCTACAGGTGACAGTATTTGATGAGAATACGGTTTATCAGATGCTCTATGAAGGAGATAACATGTATGGCAGAAAGTCATCTATTCCTACTAATTGGGGTAAATGGCATAAATATCTTAACCAAGAAGTTTAATTAGTTTAGACCTTAGTTTATCTAAGGCTTTTTTTATGGAGGAATTTAACTATGATAGAAGAAACTAATCAAAATGCAGAACAAGCAAAAGCAGCTGGTACAGCTACAACTATGAAGACTTATTATTGGTCAACCGATGATGTGCCTTTTAGGGTAATTACATCAACTGATGAAATTACAGCTAATCAATATCCTTTAGTAGTAACTCCACCTGATCCAAACTTGAAGTCTCCAAAATATGATTGGATGAAAGGCAAATGGTACGACATTAGCAAAGAATCATACGGACAACGTTTGACTACAGTTATCGAAAGTTTGAAGACCATTGAAGGAAGTATTACTAACTTGCAAGAAGCCCACAAGGAAACTCTGCAAAGTGCGGAAACCAGCGATAAGGTTATGGATCAACTTCAAGTGACTGTACAACAAACTAACAGAATGGTTGCTAGTTTAAGTGCAATGATGGTTGCGTTAAGTAAAAACTCACAGTCCAATAATAATGAAATAGCAAAATAGCAGAAAGGAAGGACTTAAAAATGAATTTACAAGCAATGATCGCAGAAGTTCAAAGAGAACTCATTGAATCATGGAAGAATCAATATAACTGGGGATGGTTTGGTAAAAAAGAAGAAGCCAACTTAACTTTTCGAAGCTATGTTCAACAAGGCATTCTTAGCAAAGAAGGATATAAAGAAATCACAGGTGAAGATTATAATGAAACATCTCTTAACAAATCTTAGTCGCCTAAGAAATAAACAGTACGCAAGGGCGGCTAGTTAGGGGGGGAAAACATGAAGAAACTAAAAAAGCTCCTACACTCTGAACACCCACAGCAAGAAATACTAGCTTTCGCAATGATGGTTATTGGGCTAATCCTTATCTGTAATGACTTCTATTTCTTTTGGCCGCCTTTTGCGGTTGGCTTTATGAATGATGATTTAGTGGGTGGTGTCTTCTTAGTTGATGGCATTCTGCTTTTAAGATGGGCGCTTAGTACATCAGGAAAGATCTATGCCAATCGTAATTTGTTGGTTATTACTGCTGGTTTACTTGCATTTGAAGCAACTGCAGAGTTCTTTGACGGTTATGTTTCAGGAAGACCGCACATGCTCATGGCTGGCTTTCTTGAAATCGTAGTTTTACTTTTCGTTTTTTCAATCATCGGAAAAAGTAAAAAACATAATTACTAGAAGAGGTGGTGCTATGGAATTTATTAAGGCACTACCTTATATAGTGGGTATTTTGGCAACTGTAGGAGCTGGCATTAAGTGGCTGTATGGTGAACTAAAAGAAGAAAAGATACATTATGAAGAGCTTTATCAACAAAAAGAAATAGAAGTTGAAAAGCTAAAAGACAAAATCAACAAGTTACAAATTAAAATAATCAAACTTAAAGCATCTCAACGAGGTGCTTATTTTGATAGGGAGGAAAAGAAATGAATTTCAATCATCTATTAGATTTAACAATTGTAGTTACATCAGTTGTAGCAGTCATTGTTGCTTCTATATATGCTAAACACAAGATTGCAATTGACAAGAAAGCAGCACAAGGCGACCTTTTGGCAATGTCTGAAAAAATCATTGCCCAGTCTGTAAGTCCCCTTGTCTATCAAGCAGAAAAGAGGGGAGGGGACGGCGAAGATAAATTAACCTTTGTCGTTCAAGGCTTATTCTTGCTCTTAGATATGGCACACTTACCACACCCCACAATGAGTTTTGTAAAAGGTATGGTCGAGAAGTCCGTTACTGCTATGAAACAAGCTCAATCAATTGCAGATACAGTTGATAGACCTAAAACTACTGTGGTTGGAGAATTAAGAGAAGTAAAGAAGTAGGAGGTAAGTAGATGCAAGTGGCAAAGAAATTGTATGATGCAACCGATGAAGTATATTTTCAAATTAAAAAGTTGTATCCTAACATACCAATTGATAGAGCAACTGTAAGAAACATTGTTCAACATGAGTATGAAAAGCTTGTAGCTGATTCAAAGAAAGAGGCTTAAAAATGACACAAGTAATTGAAAACAGATCTTATGGAATTGACCAAGCTAGTTACCAAAATTCAAATATTAGTGCTTATCCTGGTGCTAAGTTTACGATCGTTAAAGCAACAGAAGGATTAGATTACCAAAATCCTAAGGCTGTAGCTCAAGTAGCTAGTGCTAAACAAACTGGCATTCCAGTAGGCGGTTACCACTATGCACACTTTAGCGCTGATAGTAATCAGGCTGTTAAAGAAGCTAACTATGCAATTAAGGTAGCCCAAAATATTGGTATTCCAGCTGGTGCACTCTTCGCTTGTGACTGGGAAGAGGGTAGCGGTAATTACACTCAAGGCGGTTATGAAGCTAGTGCAGATGCTATTCTTGCTTTCATGGATACGGTAGCAAGAGCAGGATATAAGCCGTTGCTATATTCTGGAAAACCCTTATTAACTAATAACGTAAATATTAAGAAGATCACTGATAAGTACGGGGATTGTTTGTGGGTCGCCTACTATAAGGTAGAAGGCAGGCAAGACACAGCGGACTTTAATTGGTTTCCTACCATGGATCATGTAGCAATTTGGCAGTTCGCGGATAATTGGAAAGGCATGGGGATTGATGGCAACATCACTGTTAAGAAGCTAGAATTGAAATCTGTAGCTTCAAAACCTAAGGCCGCTCCTACCAAAACTTCCACACAAGAGAAAAGTTGGACAGATGTACAAGGCATGACTTGGCATGAAGAACACGGCACATTCATTACTGGTGGCGCAATTAATTTGCGCTGGGGTGCTAGTACGGAGAGCATGTTAATTACTACATTACCAGCAGGGTCGGTAGTTAAATACAACGCTTGGGCTAGAGATAGTGCAGGCAGAGTTTGGCTACAACAACCACGTGGAAGTAATCACTATGGTTACTTAGTTGGTCGTGTAGGTAACGATGCTTGGGGAACATTTAAATAATTTGATATAATGGATTTGACCAAGCTAAGGAACTCTACGTGAGCTTAGCTAACGTAATCTAGTTTAGTAGGACTGGCTAGGTGCGTTCTAAATCCTACACTAATAGCCACTCTGGAGATTAATTTCTCTGGAGTGGCTTTTTTGATACTGAAAATATATGTTATAATAGAGAAAAGTCAATCCCTTACTTTAATGGATACGTCCTATCGTAAGGTTTTATTAAATCACAGATCAAGTCTAGAGGCCGTAGGAGTTAGGTTCTAAACTAGAAGCCCATGCTTAAAGCATAGGCTTTTTATTTAAAAAAAGGGACAAAAAAGGGACAAACAATTGGTAATAACAGGATTTTAATGGCTTCTTTTGGCTGTTAATAAATTAGCACAAATGCTTATGTATCAATGCTTTTACTGGTATATCACTATTTGGTCGAAATACAAATAATTAATTAACGAAAAGGTTTTTGAGATAAAATAATGAAACTAAAACCCTAGAGCTATAAGGCTTTAGGGTTTTATTGATTACGTTTAAATACTAAAAAGGGACAGAAAAGGGGACAAATTATTTAAACTTTTGCATCGACTTATCAAACTCTAAATGTTCTTTTTTTGTAATGTGGAGGTATATTTTACGAGTTATTTCTGAACTACTATGCCCAACACGATCAGTTATTAAACTTAAAGGATAACCTTCCTCTGCGAGTTTTGAAACATGAGTATGCCTAAATATGTGTGAAGTAATCTGTTTTTTCCATTTATTCTTGTCAACAAAAACACGCAAAAAATGACTAATAGTACTATCGGAAAATGGATTATTAAGATTGCTAAGCTGACTACCATAAAATTTATTTCTAAATAGATAATCATTCTTGTTACGATCTTTAGAACATTCTTTGTAAATTTCTACAGCTTCATCAGGAAGAGCAATAGTTCTATAGCTGGATGCAGTTTTAGTAAATTCTTGCCTAACTTCACCTTTGCCTTTTACATGCACTAATGTTCCAGAAATAGTTGCATACCATAATTTTGTCTTTGGGTCTTGAAACACATTGTTTATTAATAGTGCAGTTGCTTCACCCACACGCATTCCAGTCAGATATAGCCATTTAAATAGGTGATAGTAATCTTCTCTTTTTTTATGGAGACAATAAGTTAGAACCGTGTTTAATTCATCATCTGTTAAATACCAGTTTTCAACACGACTTTGTTTTTTTGCTCTTTCATTTTTATAATTTATTTTGATTTTTAAAGTAGGGTCCTTTTTGATATATCCAAATTGAATTGCATACTCAAAAATTTTCTTAAGTTGTAAAAGATAAATTTTTGTAGTTCCATTTGAAAGTTTCCGTTCATATAGAAGATCATTTAAATAAACATTAAGTTCAGTAGTATTTATGGAAGCTACTAATTTATCTTTGAAATCCTTAGAGATTATATCAAGTGTAGAAAAATAAGAGTTCCTTGTTTTTATTGCTAGTCCTTGCTTATCTAAATTATTTTTAAGCTTATCTATAAGTTTGTCCATAGTAATTGGTTTTATAGATTGGATATTTAACTTTTCCCGAATCATTTGTTTTACTTTAGTATTAGCTAAATTTCGAGCCCGAGTTGTATCTTTAGCAATGGTAACAGATTTCTTACGTACACCCACAAAAGATGGATCAGTATATCTAATTGAGTACTTAAACTTACCATTTTTTAGTGGCTCAACTTGTGGGGAATAGTATTTAACCATTTTATTTTTACCTCCATTTTGCTAAAATAGGGTAGACGAAAGGCGTTGAGTTACCAGTTCAACCTTTCGTCTAGTATATATACGTAATTCATATAGGACTTGCCTAGTTTGAGGCTAGAGACCCGTGAAGTGTTACCAGCGCTTTGCGGGTCTTTTTTTGTTTTATTTAATAATCATCGTCTGTGTTACTATCATCATCTTTTGGAACTGTAATGGTTTGTGTTGCTGATACTTTAATATTTAATGGTTTGCCATAGCTATCCACAGTATCAGAATTCCATGGTTGAAGTAGGTAAGTATCTATATCTTTATCGCCATTATCTTTATCTAATTGGAAGGACATAGCAAATTGAACAGTCTGATCAGGATCAACCTTATTCAATTTAGCATTAATCTTGTCTTTCCATGGAGTTAAATCATCTTCAAATTGAGAACGCTCTCCACCAACTTCATGGGTTGATTTAGCTAACTTTTGTTCAACTTTTAAATTATCCATAAAGAAGTCTTCAGGAGTTACACCTTTTTTAGCCTTATTAGTGAATGAAGAATCAATTATAATATAGTGTATGTCACCATCGGGAGTAGCATTCTTAAGAGTAACTTTGGTTAACTTCTCAATTTTTATTGAGCCTTTTTTAGTTTTGAAAGTGTTGCCAACAAACTTATTTGAAGATCCTGTTTTAGATTTCTCTTTAGCTTCTTTATCGGCCTTATCAGTCATTTTCTCTAATTTATCAGTTTTTTTAGCTTGTTCATTGTTGTGATTGGAACATGCACTTGTAGCTAATCCAATTAAAGCTAATGCTGATGCTGCAATAATATATCTTCTTTTCATAATTGCCTCCACAATTACCTTAGGTTTAACGTCACTGGTATTGTGGACGATTGACAGGTTACAGATGCGCGGTCGACACGAGCGCGCATCTAGGGCGCCCGCGGTTAGATTATTTATTGATTTCATGAATCAAAAGAAGTAAGATAATCAATGTGAATGTTAATTGATTCATGTTTGTCACCTCCGAGTGACACGGGCACAGCTTGCTGTGCTAAACTCAGGAGAGTGACATAACATGAAGAGAGCGGGCGCCCTAAGAGCTTTTACTTTAAGGGATGCCTGCTTTTTTATTTCATAGTATAATTGCTATGAGGTGAGCAGCATGAAAGATATTATTTATTTCACAAAAGAAGACGGTCAGAACATTATTTTGCTAACATCTAAGAGTAATGATATTTCTATGATTGGACCAGACGAAAGAGATTTTAAGCTTTATAAGAGAATTTTAGGACATAAACCGACGAACGTTTATGCTCTAATAGATGGAAAAGAATTTAAATTCCCAAAAGCTTGGCTAACACCTGACTTCCAATGGAACTGAGCATAGTTATGGAAACACTTGTTAATTTGGAAGCAATTTCCTTAGTCTTTTTCCAAACTTTTGGATCTCTGATAGTATCTAAAAATTGATGTCCATTAAGTTCTATATTTCATAAAACCTCCTATTTACATATCAAAACCAACATGAATAGCTTTACCCAGAATACGACCTGGATTGTCTTTGTTTAAGATGATCGGGTCGTATTTTGTGTTTATAGGATAGAGAAACACATCTTTTCCGACATGTTTAATCTTCTTTAATGTGGCTCTGGTATCATCGTCAACTTGGACAGCAGCAATTTCATCGTCTTCAACGGTAGGCTGCTTATGGATAAGAACAAGAGCACCGTCTGGAATAAGTGGTTCCATCGAATCACCTTGGCATCTTAGTGCAAAAAGTTCATCTTTTTTCGGTTCTTCTTCAAATAATTCATAAGTGTAGCCCTCAATGTTCTGTTCGGCCAAGATAGGTTCACCGCATGCGATTGTTCCTATAATAGGAACTCGAACGTAATGCATCCCTGATGTGTCGATAGAATTGGAGGGAGAATCATGTTTTTCAACTAAATCTGCTTTAGATACTCCAAAATAATTAGCCATCATTTCAATTTTATCTATTCGTGGATATGAATCGGCTTGTAACCAAGATGCTAGCGTAGTATAGCTTATATCCAAATCACTAGATAGCTTCTTTCTAGTGATTCCATTTCTTTTCAAGTAATGCTTTATGTTATCGGCCATTACTTTTTTATTACCTAAGTCGCTCATAGTGTTCACTTCCTTAAATCAAGTTTATTATACGATAAAAATGTAAACTTTTATAGAAAAACATAGATAAATTACAAAAAAATCGTAAAAATATATTGACTTACGATTAAATCGTAATATACTAATATGTGTTAGGAGGTGAGGGAGTTAATGAGACTAACCCTAAAAGCTCTTAGAGCAAACCAAAATATGACACAGGCTGATGCAGCAAAAGCCATTGGCGTGAGTGAATTTACTTGGTCAAATTATGAAAAAGGTAAGACTTATCCTGATGTCTTAGTCATCAAAAAGATCGAAAAAGTATTTCATGTTTCATATTCAGATATTATTTTTTTGCCACAAAATACGATTAAATCGTAATATTAGAAGAAAGGACAAAAATAATGGAAAATCAATTGAAAGTTCTAGGTATAGAACATATCGGGAAAATTACATTCACTGGAATTGAAGGTGGATTCGGTCCAGGGAAGAAAGCAATGTTAGTTCAAGATATTGCAAAACTTCATCAAAAAGAAAATAGAGCAATTAACCAAGCAATTGAAATGAATAGACAGTGGTTTAAAGATGGAATTGACATCGTTGATTTAAAAGCCAATCAATTCGCTATCAATCTAATTGATTGCGGATTTAGTCAAAATCAAATTAATGCTTCAAAACATATTTATCTGGTTTCAGAGCGTGGATATGCCAAGCTTTTAAAAATTTTTGATGACGATAAAGCTTGGGAGATTTATGACGAATTAGTAGATAACTACTTCAACATGCGAGTAGCAGTTAAGGAAAATAAGCCAGCGATTGTTAGCCAAGAACGTTTAGCAATTATGAAAGATAATTCAGCTACTCGAAAAGCAAATATTCTTTACAAAATTGCAATGGCAACTGAATCAAATAGTTCAAAAGAAAAATTATTAGCGAAAGCAGCTGAAGTTTTAACTGGCGAAATGACAATTCCAGTTATGAAAATCAAATATTACAGTGCAGGAGAAGTTGGAAAGAAGTTAAGCATTAGTGCCCAAAAGGTAGGTCGTATTGCTAATAAATTGGGATTAAAGGCTGAACAGCCAGGGCAAAACAAGTACGGTCGCTGGGCTAATAGCAAGTCTAAATATTCAGATAAAGAAGTTCCGCAATGGCTTTATACCGATGAAGGGATAAAAGCAGTTAAGAAAGAAGTGGAGAAGTAATTATGAACTA